TCGTAGGGTATCAACCGACCTCTGGGGATGACACCAAGGGCGGGTCCGTGATCCTGTTCGATGGGCCGGCGTCCCGGAACTTCGAGGCATTGATACGGGCCGGTTATACGGTCCCGGATAGGTCGGCAGGCCAGCTTGAATGGGATCTCATCTCCGTTAGGGTTTTAGATCCGAACACATGATATATCCGGTCGATCGGCATATAGAAAAAGGCCACCCGGCTCCAGGTGGCCTTTTTCATTACGGACCGGAGTGGGGCGACCCCGGTCCAGAAGGAGGTGTGGAGATTTCAGTCCGCCTCCGAATGGTATTGGAGATGTCGATTGATGTCGTGCCTCAGTTCCCGCATGTCGTCCCGAAGACTCCCGATCATTATCATCAGGGTCTCGGTCTGCTGGTGTTCATGCCTGGACCCGTTCCCGTTCCTCCGGGTGATGATCGCCCAGGCGACCACGACGACCAAGACTCCGATCGGTCCGACGACCTGGCTGATCTCGGTCAAGCCGTCCATCAATCATCGATGCGGACAACGTTGGTGTCCGCGTCCAAAAATACCTTCCCTGCCGCGATGATGGATTTCATCCCCGGCTTGGCGGACCCGTCAACGTGGTCGGGATGTCCGATATAAGTGGAATCCTCAATCTCCATACCGACATGAATCGCACCGGCCACAATGCCGTCAGCGTTCCGCTTGACCTTGCAGCGATAACAAACTACTGCCGGATTCCGGTGGACGAGTGAAGCCTGTTTGATAGCATCAATACAGTGGCGGCATATCCTGACTAGGTCGCCTTCGGTGATGGACTCGACCGAGACCAGCGGAGAGACTCAAGTCCCGTGGGCGCATCGTTCACCCCGAGAGCGTGGGTCGATAATCGAGGGCAAAAGGTCGTTAAAGTCTAGGTCTGGATGTTCCGATTTGGCTGCATCAAGGTCCGCGACCAGGGCCGCGTCAATGGCGTCCTGGCGAGAGGTCAAGGTCGCAATGTCGGTTATTTGTACAAATGCCATAACTAATCCTTCGTTTTAATTGCAGAAAACCCAAAGTTCGCCGTGCCGCCAGATTGATTATCAAAACGAATGTATTCCGAGTTTGTCAGTAGAAATTTAACGGGTCTCATTCCGTACTCATCGAACACCATAGTGCCGGGAGTCGTATTTCCACCAGTCAAACCTGGCGAAAACGATCCCGTATCGGTGTGAGAATTTATGCCAACGGAACCATTCGTAGTTACTAAAAGCTGCGTTACCAACCACTCGTCGCCCGATGCAGGCTGGATGTCGGCTCTGGAATTATTCCCTACAGACGTTTCATAGTCTGAAATTACATCATCTATAGCCATGTGTACCTCATAATAAAGCCTTCCAAAACATTTGACCGCCACCGGACGCCGCCAGGGTTATCGTGCCATCCCCGTTCGTAATGGTCATGCCGGACCCCTCGGTCAATGTGGCGACCGCCGGACCGCTCGACCCGCCGATGAGAAGCTGACCGGATGAGGTCATCGCAGCCGCCGCGACGGTATCTGTCGAGGAGTCCTGGGTGATCAGCACCGCTTTGTCTGCCAGGGAGGTCGCATTGGTCCCGCCATTGGCAACCGGCAGGGTCCCGGTCACCCCGGTCGTTAACGAGACCTGAGCCCAGGCGGGATTATTATTCGTCCCGGAATTGTCCAGGACCCTCTGGGCGCTGGTATTCTTGGCAAGTCTTGCCGGCGTGTTCGCTCCGGAAGCATAGATGACGTCCCCCTGGGTGGTCATCACCGCCGGCGCCGTGACGTTCAGGTTATCCCGGAGGTGCGTGTTCAGATCCGCAGCCAGGACAACATAACCGCTGGCCCATGTCCTCGGACTCGTCCAGGCCATCTTATCCTCCTATCCCGTGGTCCATGTTTTCTTGTTTCAAGGCCGTTAGAGTCTCCCCTGGTTCCCAGTTCCGGTTGACGGCCTCGGCCGGGTTCCGTCCGTTCCAGGGCCGTCTGAGGAGTTCTGTCTCGATAGCGTTCCGGTTCTTCGGGACGGTCACCTGGAACCACTGCCCGTCGTTGGCAGAGTTCCCGCATTCGACGCACATGAAGATTGGCTGGCCCAGGTCTATGACCAGGGCGCTATTGCAGCCCGGACAGTCCACGATCCACCGGCCATGATTTATCCGGGCCGCTATGTCCCCGGATGTGTTCCCCGCGACCGGCTCTGGTAGTGGGCCGAATCCCATCCCCATGTACATCCGCTGGACCATCGTCAGATATGGTTCCGGCTGAAGGTCCTGGTGCTGCACGATGTAATCATCCATCAGTAGGCCAGCCTGGTCGAGGTTCCCAGGGCCGAGGTATTCAAGACCCAGAAATCGCTGAACTGGACCGCATCGCTCAAAAGGTACGTCACCTTGTGGAGCCGGTCCCCCGATATCTGGTGGCTGACGCCCTCGATGAAGAAGTCGCGATCGATGCTCAAGTCCGCGGTATTATCGGCCACGACGGTCACCCGTTCGGAAAGGTCTCGGTCAAGCATCTCGTTGATGGCGTTGGTGTCCCGGTTCGCGAAATACGACAGCTTCAAGACGGCCGTAGGGTCCTTGTAGATGGACAGATTGAAGTCGGCCCAGTCCAGGGCCTCATCGGTATCCGGGATGAACTTCGTCCGGTTGGGCCAGGTCCGCTTCCCGAATGCCGTCTTGCTGGTAGCGTCCTCCTGTTTGATGGAAGCCGGATCGTCCGCCGTGATCGCCGTTCCCCTGGCCTGGAGTTTCGTGATATATGCCGGCACGGTCCCGTTATTGGTCAGGGTGATCTCCATCGTCTCGGAGGACTTGGAGACTCCGATCCCGATGTCCGAGGTCATATTCGTCCCGGACCCATCAGCTGCGGCGTTGGCCGTCATGTCCGTCGTCGCCGCCGTGGTCGTCCAGGCATTGACGCCCCTGGCATTATTGGCCGAGGCTGAGGTCGGGTATCGGGCGATCCATGTCCGGGCCACGCCGGGGGAGATCGCCGGGGAACTGGCGCCAATCTCCGAGAGGGTCCACAGGACCGCGATGCTTGCGGTCGTGTAGGTCTGGACATCGCTTTCGAATATATTGAATATGTGGGGCAGCGGATCGTCTTGAATCAGGCCGCTGTAGACCCTGGCGGCCCCGGAGGCATCGGAATAGGTCGCCTGGCTGGTGAGCCCCACGCCGGACAGCCGGTGGTGCCGGTTGTCGAATATGATCTTCCCGTCCTTCCCTTCCCGGATGAACCCGCCCTCGGTGGACTCGATCTCTTGCAATGCCGAGACGGTATAGGTGGCGCTCTTCCAGTACCGGGTGACCGTGGTCTTTCCGGCGTCCAGGGTCCTATAACTGCTGCCAGCGCCCCAGCCGGCGGCGTCCAGGATGTCGTCTATCACCTGATCGGTCCTCTGGGATGTCACCATCGGGACCTCTATCTGGTCCAGGTTGACCTGGCCGAGCGGCCCTGTGGCTTCCAGGATGGCCGTGGCATCCCCGCCGAGGAACACCTGGGGAGTTATCCTCGCCAGGAATCCCTGCCATATCGCCTGATCGGACTGCGTTGCCGATGTTCCCAGGAGCCGGACCGGACGGCCTGGAAGGATGTTGCCGTATATAGGCGAGTCGCTGTTGAACGGATTGTAGTCGCCCGACCTGTTATCTAGCGTGGCCGTGAGTTTTCCTGCCTTGGATTTCCCGGTGAGTTGGCTGGCCCTGTCCCGACCGAATGAGCAAGTGATACCGCGGACTCGACTCATGTCTATGTCCTCGCCGGTATCTCCCCAGTCTCCATCGTTGTTCCAGTCCACCTGGAGCTTATAGGTTGCAACGACCATTTAAGCCCTCGCCAGTACGCCGGAGAATCCACCGCCCAGGACGGCGTCCCGGATAACGCTGGTTACTTTCTGTTCGAAGTCATCCATGCCATTGATGTCCCCATTGATCACCAGGTTCACAGTCATGCCAGTGGACCCGCCTCGCCCCAATGGGACGACCGCCTCCGGGCCAGATTCTCCGATCATCGCCAGCGTGGGACGGTTGACGATGCCGCCTTTCGCCAGGCTGGGGATCTCCGGAATTTGAGGCATCCCGATCTCGAAGCCCCCGATACTGCGCCCGAATGGCAGGGAGATTGTCGGCACTCTAATCTTCATATTATTGATTCCCCGGATAAAACTGTTGATCGCTCCGATAACGGTATTGATTCCGCCCTTGATGCCGGACACCATCCCGTCCCATATCCCAAGAATCGTCCCTTTGACCGTCCGGAAGGTCGCAATCATGGCATCGGTAACGGTCGTGAAAGTCGCTTTGATACCGTTCCATATCTCGTCCCAATTCTTAGCGAGGAATAGTATGGCTTTGATCAGCGGACCAGCCGGGAGTATCCAGCCGAGCTTGGACTTGTAGACATCCGTGATCGCCGTGAAGACCGTCGTCACCACGGTCTTTATGGCATTGAAGACCTTCTCGAATGTGACCTTCAACGCCTTGACGATGGTGTCCCAGTTCTTATAGATCACAATCGCGGCGACGATGGCCGCCGTGATGGCCAGGACGACGGCTGTGATCGGGAGCATGGACACGCTGAGGACGGCGAATGCACCGCTCAGGATCCCGATGGATGCGGCGATCGTCGGCAGTAATAACAGGATCGGCCCCAGGACCAGGGCCAACGCGCCGAGGGCCGCGACCACTATCATCAAGACATTTGTCAGCTGCGGATGTTCGGTCGAGAATGCGATCAGCCTGGTCGTCACCTTCTCCAGGACGACCGCCATGGCGGTCAATGCCGGCATCAACGCCTTCCCGAATTCCTGCTGAAGGTCGCCCACCCGGTTCTTTAGCTGGACCATCGGGTCCGCCGCCGCCTCGGCCTGGCCGCCGAACTTCTCCATGATGGCAGTTATGACTGCGGTGGCGTCGGCGCCCTTCTCCACCTCGATCCCGTACCGCTTCAATGCGGAGGTCTCCCCACCGATGGCCCTTGCCACCAGGGTCGAGGCCGCGGACAGGTCCATTCCCTTCCCGGCCGCCAGGTCGAGGACCGCCGGCAATGCCGCCATCGCGGACTCATAATCCCCGGACACACTGATCAGACCCATCAGCGCTTCCCGCTGGGCCTCGTCCCCGAAGTTGGTCTTATTCTGTTGGGCGGCGATGACCCCTTCGATGGCGGCCTTCTGGGCATCATAGGAGGTTCCGACGTTCTTGAGTGCTACGTCCAGCTGGGCGATCCCAATGGCCTCCTCCTGGGCCGAACGCACCGCCGAGACGCCGAGGGCGGTGATGCCGGCGCCGATCGCCGACAACCCGATCCCGATCGCCTTACGGTGTTTCTTGATGCCGTCCGCCATCCGACCGAACGCCGACTGGGTCTTCTTGAACCCCGCCTCGGCGTCCTTCGGGTCGGCCGTTATTCTTATCTCGACCTGATTAGCCATCGTTCTCTGGTTGTCCCTCCTGGACTATCGCCACCATTCTGAGGACCGTTATGTCCTCGGCCATCAGCTGGGATGGAAGGCAGCTATACCGCTGGCAGAGGCCGTCTATCAGTTCGGCCCGTTCCAGTTCCCAGGGTTTCGTTATCCTTCGCCCGTCACGGTCGACGCCGCCGCCAACGTGCTTAAATCGCCGGATGTCTCGGGTAAAGGGGCCGGCACCGCCGACACCGCCTCGATCCAGTGCTGGACGATCAGCATCGCCAACGATAAGGGGATCTGGAGCATCCCGTCCCCTGTGGCCGGGACCGGCCCACCGGACGCGTCCTCCAGGTTCCACTCCATCAAGACCTCACCGCCGAACAGTTCGGCCATCCTGGCCTGGTCGTCGCCCTCGGCGGCTTCCCGGAGGGCGATATAATGGGCGAAGCTGACGTTCAACTTGACCCATATCTCGGCGCCGTCGTAGTCCGTCCCGCTGAATGTGATGTGAGCGGTCTGGTCCGGGATGCGAAATCCCTTCCTGGGCTTCGTCCCATTGGTCGCTACCACGTTAGCCCCACGTCGGAACGGCGCCGCCGGACAACGCACCAGGCGCCGTCCATGTCAGTTCGCCGCCGGCTCCCCTGGATAGCGCATAGTCGCTGTAAAAGGCCTCACAGGCCAATGTCTGGCCCGATACGGCGATGGTGGTCGTCCGGGCCACTGACGTCGATGGGACCGTCTTAAACACGTCGTGGGACATGTTGGACGCGTCGTTGAACACCCCGTTCAAGGTGACCGAGAAGTCCGCCAAGAGTAACAGCCGCTCGACCGCCGACTTGTCCAGGCCGGTGATGTCCTGTTCCGCCCTGGGGGTCGACCAGTCCAGGTTCGTGATGTCGTTGGATATGGTCCGGGCAGTTCCCCCGGAATCATCGATCGCCACGCTCATTCCTAGCCCTGATTCTTTAGCCATTTCGTCCTCCAATCCTGTATAGATGGTCGTTCATATCGTCCAGGAACTGGATGGGCTCCAGTTCCATGTTGTCCCGTTTGAATACCGGGTCCCGTTCCAGCTGCGTCCTGTGTTTATCTGCCTGGCCGGTGAAACATTCCTGCCCCGCTTCGAACCTGAACCGGACCACGGCGCCGTCTGATTCCTCCCGGAACCTCAGCCCCGACCGCCGGATGTACGCCAGATTGGCCTGGTCGTCTGCCGGCAGGACCGTCTCCCACCCCAGGACATACTTGGAACAGGCGATCTCCGCGCACGAAGCCGCCCTCCAATGGGTATCCCTGGGACGGCTGATCTTCCAGTGGGTCGTCATTTGTAATTCCCGTACTCCCGGCGCTCGATCAGACCGGACTCCCCAAGTTCCTCCAGCACCTCCGCGAACCCTTGATGGTCCGACATGATCTGGCGCATCTCATTCTCGACGACCGCCTGCCGGGTCACCACATCGGCGACCCTGTCAGCCATCTCGGTGTCCAGTTCCCGGTCCCGGATGGACTCGATGGCCGGACCGTATTCCTCCATGATCCAGGCCAGCTTGGTCATGCCTTCCTCGTTGGCGACTGACAGCTCCTGGACCCGTTCCATCAGGTCGGAGTCGTCATATCGGGACTGCTGCAGTTCCTCGATGCTCCCGATGGCCGCGTCTATATTGCCCCGGAGGGTCACGACCCAGCCGATCAGTCCGACCACGATGATCGCCACGGGGATCAGACTCAGGCCCAGCTGGAGCGGTTTCACGTGATCCGCTCCCAGACCGCACCGCCGGCCGCGGTATAGATCAGGATCTCCCGGTGGTCACAACGGTGGCAGACCCGCCCGGACCAGCCCTCCAGATGCCAGTCGTGGAGACCGATAAGACAGAGGATTCTCATGATGTGGTCATCTGCTCCTTCCGGTGTTCCAGCCGGTTTATGATGCCGGCCAGCATGATCCAGGAGAACCCGATCCCGATGGCATATGCAGCCCACCAGGGCAGCGGCAGCCACCGGCCGATACTGATCAGCGCCACGTCCTCGATGAAGTGGACCCCCATCGCCATCAGGGTGGCGCCGCTCGTCATGGTCTTTAGATATCTCATTCCGCTTCTAGCAATTTACTGCTTATTCCGGCGAGGAACCCGAAGACACTACCCGCCACGCCCGTGATGATCTCGATGCTTTGGAGTTGCCAGGCGATCAACGAGATCGTTATCGCCACCACCGTCCCGCAGACGATGGACAGAAAGACCTGGGGTCTGATCTTCGAAAGCAGGATGTTCATCACTTGACCTGGATGCCGCCGTCGACCAGAGTGTCCGCCAAACTATGGACCACCACATCCGAGGCGATGTCGAGGGCGACGATGTCGTCCCCGTCCACAACCCGGAGGAGTTTGCATTGATAATCGAACATGGTCCTTAAAAGGCGACGTCGTCCTGGCTTGTTCCCCGCCGGGTCGAGACGCAGAAGTCCAGATTGCTGAATGTCCCGGTGGTCGTGATTCGCAGATACCTTTCCACGGTCCCTGAGGACGTTACCCGCTCCGCTGTCGGGGCCGCTGCCGCAG